GAATCTCTCGGCACTATTCCCCTATTAATCATAAATTGGCGCATTGCTGCAAGTGGTGGTGGTGATACCTTACGGAATGAATACGGACTATTCCTACTATTCTGCAAACCATTGACACCCTTATCTATGAAATCATAGTAGTATGGCATATAGATGCGTATGGTTATTTCTCTTTCATTCTGCACAACCTCATAGACTGGTTGACTACTTCCAACAGATTGGGCGGTGTTACCTGATGCGTAACGATTGCGACCTTTACTGTCTACCATTGATGCCATATTGTTGGCAATGTTGTCAATAGATGACTGAATGAAGTTTTGAATACCTGTTAAATCACTCATAGCGTTTTACTTTATTTTGTCTTTTATCGTACTCATCTCGTGCTATTATGTACGTCATAACATTCAATGCTCGGTATGTTGTCATCGCTTCCACTTCATGCCACTTAAGCGGTTCGTTATTCGCAATTTTATCAATCCAAAGAATCCACCCATAGGATTTGATGAATGTATCTTCATTTCCTTCTCCATCTTGCGTATCTTCTTGTTTAAAGATTGCAGGATGAGTGGTTGTAAGCGTTCCCAATAGTCGAAAAAAAAAGCAGACAACCCCATCGCAAGTGGTACGGTCATCTTTTCTCGTATTACTTTTGCTGATGCTTCCAATGTCATGCCACTCTGCCATAACTTTGCGATGATTAAATCTATTCGTTCTGGTGTTGTCTTGATGATTTCCATTAAGTCAACGAAGTCACCATAAGGTAGTGTCTTAAAATCTAAATTGAATGGTTTACCTTCAAACGTAGTAGCCATGATTGTGCGTGGTGGGTACATCAAGAAGTCATATTTGCTTTGAATCTTGCCGTACTTGTTCAATGGCATACTAATCAAATCATCTACATCGTGACCGCTTAACACGCTAATCTTCGCTGCTGCTTGATAGTAGTCATTGTCATATTCTTTGGCTGCTTCTTCCATTTGTAGCCATTGCCCTAATGTAATCTCATCGTATGTCATAATGTCCTGAACGTTTATTTGTTAAATGGGTGTAAATGTATCTCATTGCATCAATAGCGTGGTTGTTATGTTCAATCGGTTTTGTCTTACCTTCCATCCATACATAACCCCTCACCTCTTTGATTAGATTAGTGCTGCTTGATGTGATGTAGAATTTGTCCATCTGTTGTATTGACTGAATACCGAAATTAACGCTATCCTTACCTTTGTCGCATGGCATTGCTCTAACACCTAATCGTTTTAATTCTGCTATTGATTTCGGCTCGGCACTATCACAAATGCAATGGGTGTTTAATGGTTTAACAGATTGTGCCACATCGCTATTGAGCATTTCTGTTTTGTATTCTACTTCATGGAAGATGTACGCACCGTTGTGGTAATAAGTAGCTATGATAGCAGTAGGGTCGTTGCTATACCCAAAGTCAATACCGATGCCCTTTAATGTCGCATCACTTGGCACGTTGTCAATTTGCTGCCAGTTAGTAAAGATTGTACCTTGCACCTGACCAACCTCACCTAATCCGTATACCTTCCACCAATTAGCCCAATAGTCGGAAGTATCTGCCTTCTCCCTTGCTTTCTCTATTTCTTTAACAATAGATTGGTCAAGTGCTTCATTGTCTTTATAAGTCAACACAACCAATTCCGAATCCTCATCACCTATCAATTCCGTATCAACCCAAAACGCACTAACTGGGTTATAATCTAACCAAATATTCCCATTGGTTCTGATAGCTAACTGATGATACGATTCAAAGTTAACGTTATTGCACTCGTTGATGTATAGAATATTCCTTCTCGCACCTCTTAGTTTCTGTTCTTGGTCAGCACTAAAGAACTCAATGTATGACCGATTTGTGAAGTAGTAGGTTAGTAGTGACTTGTTCCAATGGTCAGGATTAAACCTACCAGTCCATTGCATAATTTTTAAGAAGTCTTTAATCGCACCCCTTCTAAGATGTGGGATTGATTCAGACACAATACTTATCTCTGTGTTTGGGTGTCGTGCTGCGTAATCAATTAGAATCGGAAGGATTGCAAATGTCTTACCTGCACTTGTTCCACCACGAATAATCTTAACCCGTTTCGTTAACTTTCTTAGCTTTCGTATTGCGGTGGTGTATTTAAACATTTATTCTTTATCATCTGAAAAAAGCGGTTGCTCTGATACACTTACTTCTTGCTTGTCAACTAATCCGTTCAACCGTTGTGTTATACTTGCATTGTACTGCCCAACCATACCGCCCGTGATTTGGTCTTGTCTGATTTCTTCCCTTATGCGTTTACAGATACTCAGAAAATCTCCATAAGAATTATCTTGATTTGCAAAATACTGATGAATTGAACCCCACTTTTGATAACAATAAACGCTAAATCCCTCTATTGTCAAAGGAACTTCAAGTGGTTCTTCTACCATTTCTCCCGTGCGTTGTGATAATTGGTATCTGTATCTTGGATTTCGTTTTGTATAGTTTTTGTATTCTTCAAACGCTTCTAACATTTCATCAGGTGTTTCAAAGTTTCTTGGTCTTCCTCTTTTCATATCTTTTGTATTACAACTTCAATTTGATATTCTCCATCTCCATGCTCATTTGATTTGTCCATATTTGTGCAGGTGTTAATCGTTTGAGCATATTTGATTCTGTATTCATGATTGTCAAGTGCATAAGCAATCATTCCTAATAACGAGAATGTACAAGGTGGTTCGTTATTGTTTAAGGTCAAGAAATACTTATGGTCTGCATTCCATTGACTTGGTAGCGTTTTCTTTCTTTCATAACTATCTCGGTCAGGTGCAGCAATGATGATGTGTCCATTTGGTTTACAAATCCTATACCAATTCTGAATTGCCGTGATTGGGTCATTAAGGTGTTCAATCAAATGTGAATTGTAAACGGTCATGTATGTGTTGTCCTTTACTGATTTCATTAATTCAGCATTGCCATCATCTTTATCCCATGTGTCACAATCGGGTGTTAATGGGTCAGCACCATCATAAGTATCTATTCTTCCTACTCCAATATCAATGATAGGTTCTTGAACGTATTTAACAAAGAATCCTTCTTGTTCTCTTCTTGGTCTTGATTTACTTGTTTCTGCCATGTGTTTAAAATATAGTTGATTGGTTAAATGTTTATCAGGTCTATTGCCTTATTTAGATTTGTTTCGTTTATGACTTCGTAGAATTGACCGCCCGAAGGTATAACATTAGGTGCGTGTTTATAAACCTCTAAGATTCTTGGTACTTGTAAAAGTTCGCTGATTGCAAACATCATGGATTGGTTACCGATAAATAACGATGCACCTCTAATGATTTCTGCTGCTTGTAAAAAGTCTGTGACTGGTGTGTGAATAGCTTTAGGAACTCTTAATTTAAAGTCATCAAATTCTTCTTGTAATCCCATGAATAGAATTGGAATGTCGTAATCATTTAGACACTTGTAACGTAAATCAGGATTCCTATAACGGAAGGTTCTGTTAACTGCTATGTAAGATGAACCAAAGTTAAAAGCATTAATACCTCGCAATGGGTTCAATGGTATGTGCGGTGTAAGTTCTGGATAGATTTGATAATACCAATGTTTAATATCACCCCGACCTAAGTCAATCGGTGCGGTTCTAAATTTGTCAAGGTCATAATCAATCTCTTCACCTTTATATTCTTTGACTTCTTTGATGTATTGATTGTGCAGAAGCAACGGCACTATCATATCAAACATCTTTTTATTCATCATTACGTTGCCTAATGGATGAACTCTACCACCATAGTCAGCAGGTTGGTCAAGGTGAATGTAATAGATGCAGTCTTGTGTGATTGAATAGAGTGAATAGAGTATATCACCCGTGTTACCGCTATGCTTGAATGTTTGCATATCTTGCTACTTTTTTAATACAACTTCCAGTACATAATCCGCAACTTAAATCAACATTGCTGCGGAATGTTTCTTGGTACAATTTTTTGAACTCTTTAGCTTCATCTAAAGTCCATCGCAATTCTCCTGATTTTAAGAACTGCGTAATAATTTCGGTCATTCTATCGCTTAAGGTCATATAGTAGGTTTAGTCGTTGTTGATTGGCTCTTTCAATTAAATAACGCTTGTGTACGGTTTCGTGCAGTTTCATTCTTAAATCATCCTGCCATTGGTGATTAGATAGTAAACCTTTTATCTTCGGTTTCCATTCGTGTGGTTTATGAATGAATAGTCCATCAACATCATTAGTTATCATTCGGGTGTATGGGTGTGTGTACGATGCAATGACTGGCTTTTGAAACCAACCTGCTTCAATAGCTTTTAGTTCTGATTTCATTCGGTTGAATTTGTTGTCCTTCAACGGAATCAAACAGATACCTTTATTCATGTAGTTTCGTGCATATTGTCCTACAAATACCGCAGGTTCAAAGTCAATGTTGTTTTTGGCAAATAGTTCAAGATATTTTTTCCAAATTGGTTCTTCTTCAATATACCCACCTAATGTTAACTTGTAATCAATTAACCCATCAAATGCACCTACCATTAATTCAAGGTCATGTAAGTGTGTTGGTGAACCTTGCCAATACAAATGCTCATAATCATACTCTAATCCCTCTAAATTGAATTGCGGTTCATTAGGGTCGATTGCATTGGGTGCTATGTATATTGTTTTTGATAGTCTGAATTTCGCTATCTCGTTGGCTAATACTCTGTGGGTACAGATAACGGCATCGCACATTCTGATTTGGTCTTCTATACACTTGGACAAATTTGCTTTCTTGTAGATGGAAGACATAACGTGATTCTTTGGCAAATACCAATAGTCATCAATGTCCATCACTATCTTAACCTTTGCTGCCTTTAATTTGGCAAATATTGGTGCAGGGTCAAATTTGTATGATATGTTTCTTGAAAATATGCAAACCTCAATACCCCAATCTATAATATCCTTAACGCTTGGTGCAGGTTTATCTTCGTGTTCTTCAAGATGATTAATTTGAAAGAACTCAATGTAAGGATATTCCTTCCCCATTGCTTGAAATGGAACTATCAATCTATGATAGTCAACACCCGATAAGCCACTATGTACGATTAATATTTTCATCAAATAATTTCATTAAACCCTCATAAACTTTGTTAACAGTCCACCGTACCGATTGAAAATTAATACCAGTATCATCTTGAACTGCTCTGAATGAACCTTTTTCTAAATACAACTTGAACAAGGATGATTCATACCAATGTATCTTAGATAGATAGTTTTCAATTTGCTCTAATTTTATGATTGCATCAATTTGTAATTCTATCTCGTAGCATCCACGTGCATCATCTTCAATCCGTATATTACCACTTTCTTTGTGGTGTCTTAACTGTCTGCTTAATTGATGCTGCCTTGACATATTGGTGCAAACTCTAATAGCCCAAAATTTTAACCATCCACCATTTACAATTTGTTCAAGTTTACTTTCGGGGAGTTCGCACAATGCGAGTTGCATCTCTTGGTACACATCGTCACCAAAATGGCACAGATTAGTGCAATAGTCTTTTATTGACTTGTCATCTTTGATTGTATTAATTGCCACCTCTATTAAGCGCATTTTCAATCTCTGATAATGGTGTCAATGTTACCATGCTATCTTCTTGTGATTTGAAATAGATAGTTGTAGTTCCATCGTTGCTGCTAATGAAATGACTAATGTCATCAGAATTTATCATACATTCTGTTTCAAAGGTTTCTTCTTCTGTTTCGTTTAAAATTGAATCTATCTCACCTTCTATGCCTTTGCTTATTGAAGCTTGTATGATTAGTTTTATAAACATAAGGCAAAATTAATCATTTTATTTTATTAATGCTTATCGGCTATACACTGCCCATACAATTCAAAATACTTCTTAGTCTGCTTTGCTTGGTCATTCACCGCTTTGATTAGTTCCTTGATGACCTTACCCGTTTCAATGTAGTGATTTGATGTGATAGTTATATTCACTTCTATCTCACCTTTCTTAATTGTGTACTTACTAATCCCTATTCTCATCTCCTTTAAGATTGATTCTGCTTGGTCTATTGTTCTTTGGTTTTGTTCGTTCATGTTATTGTTTTATTTCTTTTATAGCTTCATAATACGCTGCTTTAATAGCGCAGTAAAAGTCAAAAATACTCTTTGTTAAAAACACATAGAATAACCACCACAGTTCAAACTCATAACAGAGCAATGCAATGATGATGGATAGAGATGCGATTAGTTCTTCAAATTGATAGCGTTTCATAGTTTACATATTTGAGTGAAGTTAGTACATAGGTCATACAACCCTGATATGGTCAATTCTTCATCATCTCTATTGGTTGTTACTACCCATGTAGATTCATAGTGATAGGTCAAAGATAGTTTATATTGTTGACCTTGTATCAAATTAGGGTAATCGCTTCCGCAATAGATAGCATTCACTCTAAATGATATTGGTGGTTCAGGTTCGGTTAATGGTATCCGTGTCATAGTGTTTCAATATTAAGTCAAAAATAGGCTATAATGTTTCAATATTGATTTGTCTTTCAAGTTCCGTTATTCTCAATTCATATCTTTCCTTATCAGACAACCTCATATCAAACTCATTTAGGTACATTGCCCTATATCTATTCATCTCCCATCTCAACTCATTGAAGGATTCTATGATAGACCTAATCTTTCCCGTGTCTTGTTTGCCAGTTACTTGCTTAATATAAACCGCTTCAAGTTCTGTTTCAGCTATTACTGCTCTTTTTTCTATTTCAAACATCCGCTTTAAATCCAATTTGTTTTGTATGTGTTTGATTGATTCTGTTTCTGATAGGTTCATTGTGGTTGTTTAAATTTGTTCTTTGGTACTTTATTTCAATTCTGCTGCACTTTCTTTTTGTTTTGATACGTTGATATACCTTACCCCTTTAAATCGCTTAAATCGCTTAATTTAGGTCTAAATGTATTTACGGGTTCTAAACCCTTACCTATTCGGATTCTATCAACTTGCCTTGCTGCTTCAATTTCTGTGTCATGCCATGATTCTGATTTGCCACCAAC